GCCTATCAGACTTTCTTTAAGAACGCTATCCGTGAGATTGCAGACCGTAAACAGCCACTAGATTTCTTACTACCATTTTGGGGAGCAGGAGTTAGACCTATATGTGACGCACACAATGATATGATTGTAGTAGAGCCAGGAATAGGCTATGCATCAGGACATTGGGCAAGATGGAAGATTTTTGAATCATATGCTATCTATCATGCATATGCAGGGCTTAACTCTGTAGCTACCTGCAAGCAGGACTGGTATGAGTCAGTTATTCCAAACTATTTTGACCTAGATGACTTTGAGTTTCGTGAGAAAAAAGATGACTACTTCTTATTCCTAGGTAGAGTCTACGAGGGTAAGGGTGTACATATCGCTGTACAAGCTACTCAGGCTATTGGAGCTAAATTAAAAATAGCTGGTCAAAACCCAGAAGGTTTAACCTTCCCAGATCACGTTGAGTTTGTTGGTTATGCTGACCAAGCTAAACGTCGTGAGCTGATGGCAGGTGCAAAGGGGGCTTTTGTTCCATCAATGTACATTGAGCCTTTTGGTGGTGTACAAGTAGAATTACTACTATCAGGAACTCCTACAATTACAACAGACTGGGGTTCATTTGCTGAAAATAACATTCATGGTGTTACAGGATACCGTTGCCGTACATTTGATCACTTTGTATGGGCAGCAGAGAATATTGACCGTATAGATCCCAGAAACTGCCGAGAGTGGGCAGAGAACTTCTCACTAGAAAAAGTAGCTCCAATGTACGAGGAGTTCTTTGAGCAGGTTATGAATGTTTATACCAATCGTGGTTGGTATGAGCGTAAATATGATAGACAACACCTAGACTGGTTGCGTCGTCCAGTACCAAAGCATCCTGAGCGTTTAAACTTCTCCCATATGCATGCAGAGGAGAAGCCCTTTGCTGATCGTCTTGCTCAATGGGTTCGTCAGGAGTTAAATCCAGAAAGTTTACTTGATATTGGTTGTGGTCCAGGACATTTTGTAAACTCGTTCCGTTCTGAAGGCATTGAAGCTCGCGGCTTAGATATCGATGATCGAGTACATGGTAAACCTTATCTTGAGTACAAGAGCCTTTTTGACATTGATAAAGAGTCAGCAGATGTAGTTGTCTGTATGGAAGTAGCTGAACACATTGAATCAGAACGTGAAGAAGAAGTAGTTGCTAAGGTTGCACAAACTGTAAAAGATACACTTATATGGACAGCAGCAGCTATTGGTCAAGGTGGTATAGGTCATATCAACTGTAAAAATAAACAAGATTGGGCAGATCTCCTAACTAAGCAGGGGTTACGTCGTAATCATGAACGGGAAGGCCAATTAATTCTTGATATGCAAAAAGGCTATCACATGGGTTGGTTTACTCAAAACTTATTATACTTTGAACGAGTACAAGATGAAGTTTGATTACGTTGATATAGGTACTTGCGACTTTGATACTGCAAGTGATGTAGCACAACCAGGAGAAAAAGTACTCCTGGTAGAACCCGTCCAGTACTATCTAGACCGAATTCCAGATCGTGAAGGGCAGACTAAGGCTAATGTTGCTATATCTGCTCACGCAGGTCGTGTACCAGTCTACTACTTACCAGATGTTACAATTCACCTATTTGACTTACCTAGTTGGGTTCGTGGATGTAACTCTATTGGTACTCGTCACCCAACAGTAGATAACTTACTAGAACATCGTAAACTTCCATTTAACCTAGTTAATCAGACACAAGTGGAAGTAATTACATTTCGTGAACTTTGTACTCGATTCTCAGTAACTGAAATATGTAAACTTAAAATCGACACTGAAGGTCACGAAACCTTTATCATGCCTACTGTACTAGAAATGGTTAAGGAGGGTATGTACATTGAAGAAATTAAATTTGAAAATCAAGAAGTTTTGGGAAATAAACCATTCTTGGATATCCTTTCGCAGGAGTTTGTAAAGCTAGGTTTTTATGAAATTACCGAAATTACTCCTATGGATACAACACTGAGAATAACCAGATGACAAAAACAGACAACGAATTTGACCCACAAGGGTACTGGGAAAACCCAGTAGCTAAATCAGTATTTGTACCAACCTATGAAGATGTTGAATTATTTGATCAAAATGGTTATGATCTAACTCCTATAGAACAACATTTTGCCTATAGTAATTATAAAAAACCTAAAAAGCAACGTGAATTTAGACATGCTATTAAAAAGGACTGGTTTACGCAGTTTAATAAAATAGAAGGTGCAGTTTTAAATCATAGTAGCCTATTTGAGCGTAAAGGTTACCGAGGTGAGGCCTTACAGGAACTACAGTACTGGGCCAGAACCTTACCTTTATTACAAAAGGTTATTGCAATACGTCCTAAATGGGGATTAGATTTCTCAATGGACTACGTTGACCGTAAAGGTAATGCTTTTGAAATTTTACACTGGGAATGGGATAGCTTTAATTATGACCAAATACAGACTGTAAAATTAGAAATAGAACCAGTACTATTAAGTATAGACTGGGATGATGCCGCACAGCAATTACTAGCTAAAAAAGATGAGTGGCATCATCTAGATTTCTTTGCACAAAGCGACTGGAAATGTCGCTACTTTGGAATACCACAAGAAAAATTTAAAATGGTAATTTGGAAATGAAAAGAGTACTAGTAACAGGAAATTCAGGATATATTGGATCCCATTTAACAAAAATGTTAACAGAATTAGGGTACGAAGTTCATGGGTTGGATATTAATTTACCTGAGTATGAGCCCCATAATCATTACCAATTAGATATTGACTTAAAACTTACAGGATATTTTACAAGATTTGATTGTATAGTACATCTAGCCGCCTTAGTACAAGTTGGCGAGTCTAGACATAGTCCTTATGAGTACTATAATACTAATACTATGGGAACTGCTAGAGTTCTTGGCATACCTCATAGTAATTTTATATTTGCTAGTACGGGATGCGCCCCACAGTGTGAAAGCCCTTATGCAATTAGTAAGTTAGCAGCTGAACAGTGCATAGAACAACTTGCAAAAAGAGACTACACTATTTTTAGATTCTATAATGTTATAGGTAGTTCAGGGTTTGCAGCCACAAATCCAGATGGATTAATGTCACAACTAGTAAAAGCTAAAGAGACGGGTAAGTTTACTATTTATGGAACTGACTACAATACTAGAGATGGTACTGCTGTACGTGACTATGTACACGTTAACGAGATTTGTAAAGCAATAGCACTAGCCATTGAAGCTCCCGCAAACACAATAGAGAATTTAGGACATGGACAAGGATATACAGTTCGAGAAATAGTCGAGCAATTTAAGGCTACTAATCGCTGTAATTTTGAAGTATTATCCGGTCCACGTAGAAAAGGTGACTTAGAGAGTTCAGTATTGGATAAGCCTTCCATATACATGAAAAAACTCTACGACGTAAATCAACTTTTAGCTCTACAGGAATAAAAATTTATATATTGACTTATACTTCCTATCATGATATAATAGGAGCATTTAGACGGTACATAATAATTTTATGGCAAAAAACACTGGTAACAAACGTATTCCGGTTAAACACGTTAGAGATAAAGCTAAAGCAGCATATGAAAAACAGGACCATTGCTATGTATGTGGCACTGACCAAGATTTAGAACTGCACCACTTTCACTCTATTACAATCTTGCTCGAGAATTGGGCTAGAGTAAAGCAGTATGATATTTCTACTGACGATGGAATATTGGCAGTAAGGGACGAGTTTATAGCAGAGCATCGAATAGAACTTTATGATCTAGTAAGAACTCTGTGTAATAGGCATCACGTTAACTTACATAAAATATTTGGCAAAGCCCCTGCACCTAACTCTGTTGAGCGACAAGCTCGCTGGGTGGATATACAGCGGGATAAACATCAAGGCAAGGAAGTCACTACTAAAATTACTACAGGTTCATTTTTTAGCGCCTTTACCTAAGGTTAAATTATGGCATGGTATAATAATGTAGGTGACTGGGTTAGAGAAAAACTAAACCCCGCACAGGCGATTATTCGCAGAGAACAAGGCGTAAACATCGGCTCTCAAGCTGCTTTCAGCTACAGAGTTGCCTTTCAAAAACTAGAATCAGTTAATAGAGGTACTAACATGTTAGTTAGTGCTTGTGCTAGTTTAGATTATGATGTAAAGAATAAATTAAGCTCTGACGTAGCATCAGGCATAAGACAAAAAACACTATTAAATTTATTAAATTATAACCCTAATCCATTTCAGTCAGCACAAGAATTTAGAACTGCTATATTTTCAGATTTAATTCTTGATGGTAATATATTTATATACTATGATGGGGCACACCTCTATCACTTACCAGCGACTAATGTACAGATACAACCAGACGAAAAAACTTTTATAAAGAGCTATACTTATAATAATAGTGTACAATTTAAACCAACAGAAATTATACATATTAAAGATTTAAATAGTGAATCTATTTATCGTGGCGCTAGTAGACTAGAATCAGCATCACGTTCTATGCAAATTATGTATAAGATGCAAAATTTCCAAGACTCCTTTTTTGAGAATGGAGCAATACCTGGAATAGTGCTTACAAGTGATAATACACTTAGTGCACAAGCAAAAGAGAAGACTATACAAAACTGGACTGCTAAATATAATCCAAAAA